CGGTCGTCGAGCGCCGATCGGGCGCTGAGAAAGTGGTCTGTTGGGACAAGCGCATCGTCGAGGACCAGGGCTTGATCAAGATGGATCTTCTGGGCCTCGAAACCCTCGACATTATCGACCTGACGACCCAATACATCCGCAAGCGGCACTCGGCGAAGGTCAACCTTATGTCGATCCCGCTCGACGACGAGAAGGTGCTCGGCAACTTCGCGATCGGCAAGACGACCGGCGTGTTCCAGTTCGAGTCGGGCGGCATGAGGCGCCTGCTCAAGGAGCTCGGCAAGGACGGCACGATCACTTTCGAGGACATCACGGCCGCCACCGCGCTCTACCGGCCAGGCCCGATGGAGTCGGGGATGATGGACTCCTATTGGAAGCGCAAGCAGGGCATCGAGACGGTCGAATACGACCACCCGCTGCTCGAGGCAGTTCTAAAAGAGACCTATGGCGTCTTCGTCTATCAGGAAGAGGTCATGCAGGCGTCGCGTGTGATCGCCGGCTATTCGGCGCCGGACGCCGACAAGCTGCGCAAGATTATGGGCAAAAAGCTGCCCGAGGAGATGAAGAAGGAGCGCGGCAAGTTCGTCGACGGGTGCGTCAAGACAGTCGGCTGCGACGTCGAATGGGCGGGTCATCTGTTCGACAAGATCGAAGGCTTCGCCGGCTACGGCTTCAACAAGTCTCACTCGGTCGAATACACGCTGATCTCCTACCAGGCGATGTGGCTGAAGACCTACTATCCGGTCGAGTATTTCGCCGCGACGCTCTCGCTGGTGAAGGACGAGAAGCTCCCTGCCCTACTCGCCGACGCCGCCTCACATGGCGTGACGATCGACATGCCCGAGATCAACCTTGCCACCGAGCGGTTCGAAATCATCACGGACTTCAAGCTCATGATCCCTTTCACGCGCGTCAAAGGGCTTTCCGAGAACGCGGCCGCGGCGATCGTCGAGGCTAGAGGCGACGGCACGGCAGGCTATCGCAAGTTCGACAGCATGGCCGACTTATCGGCGCGCGTTAATAGACGCCTGGTCAACGTCGCTAAGATCGAACTTCTTAATAGGATCGGCTGCTTCGCGGCGATCGAACCGACCCACGTCCCGATCGATAGCCCGACCAGGATCAAGGACCAGCGCGAGCTAATCCCCGGCCTGGTGACGAGCATCGTACCCATCCACCGGGAAATGGCCCTGGAGGAGCCCGATCGCCGGCGCCTGGAGAAGCTCTACAACGTCATGCTCTCGGCAGTGGTGAAGGACGGCGTGCCCGTCCGAGCCTATGCTTCCGAGGACGCCGAGTTCGCCATCATCTTCGACGCGCCCTCGGCTGCCGAGGAAGAGGCCAATATGATGTTCATGTCCTCGCCTAGCCGGCGCCCCTACGCGGTCGAGCAGACGCAGGCTGCGATGGATGAAGTCGGCCTACGGGTCGACCAGGGCTATTGGACGGCGCTGATCAAGCGTCCAAAGGAGGGCAAGCAGGTCTCGGCCGAGGAGCTCAAGACCTATCGCCCCTTTCTCGACAAGGAACTGGACATCATCAAGCCGCCAATCATCGTCCTGATGGGCGGGACAACCGTGCGAACCTTTCTGCCCGACTTCAAGGGCAAGGCTTCGGACGACGCCGGCTCGATTCACTACAGCGCAACTTACGACGCTAACCTGGTGGTCGGCTTTAATCCGGGTGAAATCTACCATGCGCCCGAGAAATTCGACAGCCTGATCAAGGTCTTCGACGCGGTTCAATCACTGATCTGATGGAGTGAATTATGGCTATGGGTGATGACGAATGGGTTGCTTTCCGCTGTGTGGACTGCGGCAAGGGTGGCGTCGCGGATCTCAGCGAGCTTGAGTTCGACGGCTGTCCTCAGTGTCAGTCCAAGAACGTCGAGATTCTCACGGACGATCACGAGGAAGACGACCGCTTATTTCGTGCTATACATAGATCAACGCTGACTTACAGAGAAGCAAATGTCGACGCGCAAGATCACCAACTTCATCGACAAGGACCAGGTCAAGAAGGACCTGGCCTACTCACTCGCCGATCTCAGCACGGCGATGATGCAGCAAGCCTCTCTGTACGTTCACTACGGCGTGCTGGCGTCGCAGGCGGCGAAGCAGGTCGATGACTTCGAGCTTCTCCTGGATCTCGGCAAGTCGAAGATTTACCGCAAGCTGCGGGACAGCTACGCGGCGGCCGGCGAGAAGGTCGCCGTCGCGACGCTCGACAAGGAAGTCGACTGTGATCCAGTCGTCATCAGTCTGCGCCTGGCGCTGAACGAGGCGAAGCAGGTCGAGGCGGTTGCCCGTACGGCGGTCGACGCCTTCCGGCAGCGCAAGGACATGCTGATCCAGCACGGGTCGACCGAGCGGGAAGAAATGCGGGGCGAGTTGTCCTTGAGGGCCAAGTCCGTCGCGCAGGAAGGCGTGCAGGCGATGGGCTCGCGGGTGGCCGCGAGACTCGCCGGTGCGAGCAGCTAAGGAAACAACATGACTCAGAAAGCAACCGTCGGCCGCATCGTCCACTACTACGACGACGCCAAGTTCGACGACGCCAACAACGGTGCGGGTAAAGGCCCCTACGCAGCGCTGGTCGCGCAGGTGTTCCCTGACGGCCCCTACGCCAATCTGAAGGTCTTCGTGCCCTTCGGCGATGATTTCTACGCCGGCTCCGTCGCTCACAAGAATGACTCGCTCGGCGGGTCGTCCCGCTATTGGGTTTGGCCGCCTCGCGACTGACCTACCAAGTTTCGCGGTCGGCTCGCTTGGCATAGATCGGGTCGACATGAACAGGCAAGATCGCGGCATTTAACCGCATAGAGCCCGCCGACCGCGACCCATCAATTCTGACTTACTTTTCCCACGTCAGACCGCTCGTTTCTCGCTATAATAGAGTTAGCTAATTCGCGACTTCGCGAAGAGGCAAGAACCCAAAGTCTCTAAAAGCACGAAAGAACCAAGCACAATGGCTACCATGTCTCCCGCTATGCTCGCGCTGATCAAAGGCGCGAAGAACAAATATTCTCGTGGAACCAACGAGATCAAGAAGGCGAAGGAGGGCAAGACCCGTCTTCGCATTCTGCCAGTCCAGGCGATGGGTCCGCTTGCGGTCCCCGGCCAGTTCTGGCTCGAGTACGGCGTCCACTGGATCAAGACCGAGATGGGCGGCAAGCCCGTCGCAGTCGTCGGCAACTCCGACATCGTCTACGGCACCCCGAGTCCTGTCGCCGCCGCTGTCGAACGCGCTATCAAGGGTGCCGTCTCCGACGACGACATCAAGCTGATGACGGAATGGAAGGCGAAGAAGGCCGTTCTGTTGAACGCCGTCATTCGCTCCGGCCCGGATGCTTCCGAGGATCCGGTTCCGTTCGAGGTGACGCCGACCACTTTCGGTACGATCCTCTCCATGATCGACGAATACGAGGCCGAGAGTGGCAACATTCTCGACTACGAGAAGGGCTTCGACTTCACCATCGAGCGCACTGGCAAGGGCTTCGACACCAAATATACCGTCATGCCTCACCCCAGCGCGAAGCCTGTTTCGAAGGCGTCGATCGACAAGGCCGTCGACCTGTTCGCCCTGGTTGAACGCGAGTTCTTCCGCGGAGAAGAGACGAAGGCGATCACGTCCATCGTCAACATGACCGGCATTTCGACGTCGGGCATTGCGATCGCTGGGCCGAGATCGGCGGCGTTGCTGACCAGTCCGTCGGCGCGTGTCGCCGAAGCGGTGGTCGATCCGGAGATCGAGAAGATCGCCGAGGAGATCGTCGCTACCGAAACCGAAGCCGAGCCCGTCGTGGCGGTCGAGTCCGAAATGGACAAGATGCGCCGACTGGTTGCCGCCGCCGACGCTGCTGACGCCGCCAAGACTGCGGCCGCCGCGAAGGCGAAGGCGGCGAAGGCCAAGACTGCGGCCGTCGAGAAAACTGCGGCCGTCGAGAAGCCCGCACCTTCGGCGCCGGGCACGGCGATGGAAGAGTCGACCGATCTCGATCCGAGCGAGGTCAATTCGATCCTCGCGGAGCTCGACGCGATCTAAGGAACAGG